ATTGCGATAGCAGCTTGTTGTGCAGGGTTTGCTGCTTCGTTCATTTTTTTAGTTTTCTTTTTCATCGAATTGATAAACTTTCGATAGACTGCTGCCTCTGAAGATTTACCCATCTCTCTTGCTCTTTGTTCCATAGCAACTGCCGCTTGAATTTTGTGAGCATGTGATCTTGAAGAGTTACGTATTTTTGAGACAGATGCCTTTGCAGTATCCACGTTCTTAAACCCAAGTCCATGAATAGTACCTTTAGGATTTTCATCAGTATATAAATCAGAATGTTTTTTTGAGTTGGCAGGTTGTCCCTTCTTTCTTGGGATGCGAGGATTGTTCTCTTCTTTAGTTACCTTTTTCTCAGGAAGACCTTTATGTTTTGTAGATGCGAATTTTTTCACATCACCCTTTTTCATATCGGATGCTGCTTTCGCAGTTTCAGGTGTGGTGGGTGCCAAGTCACCTTTTTGTATGGCACGAACTATTCCAAAGAATCGTTGTTGTTTCTTAGATAGTGCTGGCATTATTAAGTTCCTAATCCACCTTTACGAACAGCTTGGACATTTACATAATCCTGTGTGGTCTTATATCCTGCCTTCTTTGCTTTCGCATCAAGTGCTTTACTCTTTGCCTGTTGCTCCTTTTTCTTTGCAACCATTTTAGTTATTCTACCAGTGCCCTCATCAGACTTCGCACCTCTTACCTTTTTAGGTTCGTTCCCACCCATACGTTGATTACTATACTTCTTCATCACTGCCTGATATGCGAGATCTTTCTTCGCAGATCCACCTTTCTGTATTGGTTTGCCTGTCTTTGTATCAGTTCCTTTTTCTTTTTCGAAACGATTAAGTTCAGTTATATTAGAGTTTTTTTTTACTACTGAACCAAGTGCCTCAACTGCTTGTTGCACTGTTGAATTCACTTCTTCATTTGTTTCTCTTCTTTTCGCAGCAAGTTTATCCTTTTCCCTACCAAGTCTACTCATATTATATCTTGCATGACCAGATGCCTCACCCTCATTTCTGGCAAAATCCATTGCTTTCTTGACTGTTTTATCATAAAGTTTACTCTTTCTATCCATTCTATCAGCAAGACTTCTCTTTTCATCAAGTTGATCATATACTTGCTGATAAGCATCAATAAGACCTTGATCATTTTCATATGAATTTTTCATCAAACCTTTAGCGCGCGCTAAAGGTCCTTTAACGCCTTTAGCAATTTTTCCAAGTGCCCCACCTGAAACGGCACCACCAGCAGCTCCACCTGCAGCAGCTGCTACTGGATTCTTATCCTTTCCTTTTTTAAATGGATCAAGTACTTCACCAGCTGCTGCACCAATCGCACCCCCAGCTGCTTTTTGTGCTATCGCACCTTTAACACCCATTTTTCCAAGCATTGCTGCTCCTTTTGTTGCACCAAGAGCACCACCTACTATCTGACCTACTACTTCGTCTATAGATGGTTTTTGAGGTTCGTATGAAGATACAAGACCTTTAGCAGCACCACCAACTGCACCTGCAGCACCTTTTACTACTTTCTTAGCTACAGCACCTCCCACTTTTTTTGCAACACCACCAACTATACCTGCAGCTGCAGTTGGCAGTGCGATTTCATCAATTGGTTCACCTTTAGATTCACCATACATATTTAATTTTTGTCCTCTTGTCGGTCCAACCATTTGACCATTTAATTTAAATGACATATTTAAACCTTTAGCTCTTAACTTATTTTTCATTAAGTTAACAAGTGTAGGCATTGATCTAGGATCATCCTTTGATGCATCTGGTTTTAAAGTTTTCATTGCATCAAAACTACCTTCATCCTCTTCTTTCTTTTTATCTTTCTCCATCCCCTCTTTCATATCAGGATTGATGTTGATTTTATTTTTACCTTTCATTACATCAACTTTCTTTTCATTTGAGTCTACCTTATTAGTTTCTGCAACTTCACCAATGAACTCTTCCTTTGCCATTGCCTTACCAATAGCCTTACGACGATTCATTAGATATGAATCAGTCTTATCTTTTTTACCATCATTGTTTACATCACCATCTTCTTTTCCAACTGGATCTAATCCTTTCCCTGATTTTGTCCTTGCAGTTTGCTCACCTTTTTTCTTCTCACCCTCATAGGCAGATCCATATCCAGTCATCTCAACAGACTCGATATTAGGATTCTTTCTTAACTCAGCAATTTTAGCACGGTCTGCCATACGAACATATGACTTACCAGTTTTCTTATCTTTAACACGAATCTTATACTTTCCACCTTTCATCTCCTCTTCAGAGATATCATCACCACCATGAGGTATTGTATTGCCATCAGCATCTTTCTTATGATGCTCTAAAAATGCTTTGTTAACTAACTTTGAAATACTACTTGACACATCAGTAAAATCATATTCCTCACCCACAAGCATTTTTTTAGCCAATGCTTTTACGTTACCAGGTGCAGGTGACTTTCCAAGTTGAGACAAGTATGCTCTCTTTAGATTTACAGGATCTGTTTTCTGACCATCCTTAAATCCTTGCTTAACTTTATATCTTACATCGTAAGCAAGTTGTCTTGCAGATTTACGAATTTTATCAGCAGCACCAGCTCCAGCTTGAGGTGCATTAGCGGCATCTTCAGATATTATGTTACCCATTTTTTGTGTCAATTTTCTTTTTTCTATATTTATTTATGAATTGTTTTCCGTAGGATGAACCAGGAACCATAGTTTCGACGTATTTACGATGTGCATCTGTGCCAACTAATCTTTGATCTGCAGGAACTCCAGATATATCTGTGCCATTTACAACCTCTTCCGACACATCTTTTATCCAAGATTTAAACATAATTTTATCCTCCGTAACACATATCAAATAACTTGTTCCTCTACGTATAATTTTCCCTACCAATCCAGTATTGAGATTCTCTACAATTTGACCTAACTTAAATATTTTTTCATTAATATAATTTTCTCTTAAATTTTTCCAATCGAACTTAGGTGCAATCTGCCATAGATTCCAACCCTCTTTAATATTCATTCCCTTTCTTACATTATTAAATAAATCCTGTGCCATCTTCCTGTTCATCGAAGTTGGAACACCCCTTAAGAAACCTTCGAAGTCATTCTCTGCAGCTGCCTTTCTTTGTTTCGATGCAGACATACCTGATACATCATCAGAATCAGCATCACGATTGCCAGCAGAACGAACTTCGATGTTGTCAAAATTGTAGAGTTTACCGTTGTAAGTTCCAGTAAGTTTCTCAAACTCACCAACACGATCACTACCACCCACGATTCTTATATTTGTATATCCATCAGTGTGTGCCTTCTTTAATACATCAAAGATTGTACGATTTGCTACATCATTAACGATCTTATCCTTATGTTTTGGAAACATCTGTTGCATTGCGGATACTTTCATATCAGCATCTAATGGATTCTTTTTCTTATCTTGACTTCTTGATGGCACGATTACATAGTCTCCATCATCTGATGATGTTGCCACAGTATCTAAAAGTTTTTCATGTCCTGTGGTTGGTGGATTAAATCTACCAAATGCAATCGTCAATGTTCCCTTCGTCTTCTCAACCTCTGGTGGGATCATCTCAATAGGTTTTTCCTGTTGAGGTGCTGGTTGTGATAATTTCTTTTCTTTCTCTGTCTGTGGTGGGTCTTGCTGTCCTACTCTCTGTCTTTTATTAAAAAATTTAAGTTGTCCTCTTTCTGTCTTTGCAACAAACTCTCCCTCTTTATCATACCATCCTCCATGACCGTCACTCTTCAAACCCATACGTGTGGCTTGTTGAACAGCAAGAGATTCACTTAGAAATTGGAAAAAAGTTTTCATCTGCAAAGTTTCATCGTTACGGATCTTTCGTTGGCGATAAGATAATTGATGAGGTTCTGTCTCATTATAACATATTTATCCTTCTTTTGTTTACGTTTTTCAGAATTAATTAAGGATTCAATAGTAGTAAAACAATGATATAAAAAATCATTAAAGATTTCTTTTCTACTTTTTGATTTAGGTTCGAATGAACGAATCAATTGATCTATAGTTATTTTCATTGTACTAATCCATTAAATTTAACTGCTAGATTTACATACTGATTTAATTTATGTCTTGTGCCAGGTGCATTTGTTCTAACTGAAAAATTTAAAGTTGTCTTTTTTGCATTACATATCATATCTATATGCCAATTTTGTTTGGAAGATTTTGATGGATATGCAGATATTCCTCCTTTTTTTCTAGCTGTCTGCACACAACTTCTCAAAACACTTTCATCATTTACCAACTTAGCTACATCTCCCTGTGCCTTTAAAACTACAAGAGGAACATCTTTCTGTTCTGCAACAACCTCTTTTAATAACCATTCTTTAGCTTTCTCTTGATTACTATTCATTAAATTACAAATTGTCTGTCTGATAAATGCAAGTTGCAAATCATATAACTTTTCATATTGTTTAGGAAATTTTTTCTCATAAGCCTCCACTATCTTTTTCATAGATGGTCCTCCATAATCAGAAAAATTAGGTATATTAGGAATATTTTTATAAAATTTTTCATAAGATGCTTTTTGTAATTTAGAATATTCTGATAACATTTTAAAAGAACTAAAAATTGGTTTGACATAACTATTAAATTGTGGTTCTTTAGTGCCAACACCTCCTGCTTTTATTGATATACCCAACATCTTCTTATCATCAAAGACAACAAATATATCACCTTTATGATTTGCATTCACACCAGTAGGTTTCATATTATTACGATACCCCCATACTACTTTATTAATTTTTTTTCTAGCATTTTCTGTTAATAAGTATCTATATATTGCTTTTGCATTCGTTGTTTTAGTATCAAGTTTACTAGAAGTGGATGCGTTATTTAATACTGCTTTACCTGCTTCATACGCTTTTTTATTTTTATAGGCACCTAAATTTGGTGTATTTCTTACAATAAGTTGATTGTAGAACTTATCATTGTTTAACTTTGGACTTACTCCCAAACTAAAAGCAAGTGCTGGAAATAATTCTGTGATAGAGGAGTTGAGAGTGGTTTCTCCCATACTAGCCTTTGAGTTTTTATAAACAATTCTCATCTCAGATCCAAAACCATCAATTTTTGTTAGATCAAAGGATGATTTGGATGATACATTTATCCTAGAAAGTTTTAATCCTGAGACACCACTCAAACTTTTTTCTAAAGTAATTCTTGTATCATTTCTATCTCGATCACAAGATACTTCAATGTACATTCCTTTGGTTTTAGCTTGATTGACAGAGATGCCTAAATTTTCAGCAACTGAATTTATAACCCCAAATATAGTTTGAGATAATTCCTGAGTAACAGTGGCCATACAATATATTTTTTTAAATATTTATTACTTCTTCCTTACAGGAACCTCTATTGTCCACGAACCACCTTCCAATTCTTTTAATTCAAAATTCTTTTTAAAGTATGCTTTACGTTTCTTTGCTTCTGATTCAAGTTTCGTTAGATATGCTTCTCTACCAGGTTCTGGTTGGATCTCACCATAATGAACACCATGAACCATATCATTAACTGTTGGTTTTGTTATACCCAGATGATTACATATTAAAAGATCAATTGAATCAAACAGTGGATTTAAATCTATACTAGATCTAGCATTGACAGCAATTTCATCAATACCATCTGTGCTTATTAAAGTTCCATCAATCACTTTCTCAGCAAAATTGACGTATGCCAACATTTTCGTAAGTCTTTCTTCAACTATTTTATTCAAGTTGATTGTAACTTTGATATCTTTGTCTATGCTCATTTTTTAATATACTTTTGAATAACCTCAATCTGATCCATATACTTTGCAATCATATTAAGTTCATTCTCAATTGCTTCCAAGATGTCAGAGTGCTCTCCAATACCTGCAGGATTAGTCAGATAAACCTCAATGTTTGCCTTATGTTTTTCGATATCACCCTGTGCATGTGATATTAATGCTTTAATAATTTGTTCTCTCATCTGTCACCTGCCTTACGGTTTTCTGAATAAAAGACATCAAACTCTCCACCAGGATATCTCTTCTTTAATTTTTCAACATTACCTGCAACCACATCTTCTATTGAAACATCAAGTGCCATACACGCTTGCATTACGTACCACATAACGTCACCCAACTCAATAATAAGATGTTCTCGATTATCGTCGTTCCAAGGTTTACCTTGAAATACCATCTTTTTAACGATCTCCATAAACTCACCACCTTCAGCACTAATCCCAACAGCAGCAGTGGTAAGGCGATTAATATTGGCACCCTGTCCGTCAAGAACACTAAGACTCTCAATGAAAGATTTATAATCCCTACTGGGATTGGATGTGACACCATCCACGAATAGAGCATACTTAGAAAAGTCAACTTGTTTTGTCATTAAAATTTAAACTCTGCGAAAGATTTTTTAGGTTTTTTATCCTCTTTATTATACTCGTCTTCACTACCATTGTCAAGAATATCATCCTGTGCTTTCTGCTCACAGTCATATAATCTCATCTTTGCACGATCTATTCCTATCACAAACCTCTTAAAAATAGTCGGATCATTATATCTATTCTTCAGTTGTTTAACCATAATTTGGTTTAACCCTTCGAGTTCCTCAGTAGATATAAGAGCGAACATAAGATCAGCAGTTGCAGGAAGACCAAATGACTCAGAGGTATCGGTAAGGTCAACATCACTACTAGCAAAACCACTACGAGTAGTTTGAGTTGCGGAAACAATCGGAACGTTCGATTCGACGGCAAGACCACGAAGTTCTTCCGCAATCGCTTTAATATAGGAATACGAATTGACATTAGCATTTGCTTTGTAACGTGAAGATGCACATATGTTTAGATAATCTACGAATATTATATCAGGTCTGAAAGATTTTTTTAATGCTAATTCATTAAGTAATCCTTTAAAATGTCCACTGTGTGCACCCGCAGTTGGATATTCTTTTATAATTAAATGTCCTTGAGTTTTCTTGGATACGGCAGTAACCTTATTCTCAAACATTGTTTTGGGTAAATCAGTTAAGTCCTGTATCGAAACATCTAATAAGTTTGCATCAATTCTTTCAGCAATTTTCTCTTCTGCCATTTCCATTGTAATGTAGAGTACGTTCCTCCCTTGTAACAACACGGAGCTAGCAACGTGGCACATGAATAGAGACTTCCCGACACCAGTACCAGCAAGCGCGATGTTAAGAGTCTTATTAGGTAAACCACCTTTGGTAATTTTGTTAAAATATTCCAAATCAAATTCGATTTTTTCTTCTTTCTTGTGATAGAACTCATATCTTTCTTCGTAGTTTAGTAAGTAATCATGTCCAATATTATTATCAAAAGAGACTGCAAGTGCATCTGATAAAATTGTTGGGATTGCATCACGATTCTTTTTGTCATCATTACCATCTGCAATGTGAATCGATTCCATCAACGCAAGATAGATTGCACGATCACGACACCACTTTTCAGTCGAATCGAGTAACCACTGCTCATCAACAACAGATTTCATAAGATTTTGATTTATCTCATGAATTTCTTTTGCTTCTGTATCTGAAAGGTCAGTTCGATTCTCAACCTCAATATTTAGTGCCTCTACAGTTATGGATGATCCATACTTGACAATAAATGATATGATTTCCTCAAAGATTACTTTTTCTTTTCGATCCTCAAAATAATCAGGTTGAATAAAAGGAATTACCTTTCGAGCATACTCTTCATTGTGTATTAGATTTTTTAGAATTGTGGATTCAATTCGTTCCATAAGAAAAATTCTTCTTTGATATTTCGTCTAACTTATTCATTATATCATCAGTAAAATATTTGTCTGGTTCTGCGTAAATATTTTTTGCATATATCTTCTTACCATCAATTTCATATCTACCTGCAACGTTTTTCCAAAGACCACCAAGTTCTCCCAACTCAAGAAGACCATAGTAACGATCAAGTCCTCTCTCATCATAGTAAAGTCTTATTTCGACTTGTTTGTTTTCTCTGCTGAGTCTACTTTTAACCGTCTTAGCTTTAATAATGTTTCCAACAACTTCTGTCTTATCCTTTTCCTTTTTTTTGCCGAGATAAATGA